CCCATAAGACCACGTACAAAACTTTCAGAGTTTAGAAATTTCCAAACCGTTGGGCTTTCAGAGAAGTCAAGGTTTAGACTTGGAACTTCTGTAGGCATACAATTTATTTTTAATGTATTGTTCTAATGTAAAGTTTAAAGGTGATGTACCATCAAGCTGTTTTGACAGCCAGGTTGCATCTTTTTTCATGTAGCCTAGTATTTCTCTAATCGGTATCTTGGCTTCCAGTATCGCTTTGTTCAGATCCACTACTCTCGGATCCGTAATCCTGTTCAATTTCATAAGTTGTTGTCGGCCCTTTCATGTTAATCCCAACAATGCTGGGTTTATCTTCGTTCTTTTCTACATCCAACATACCTGATGCTTTAGCTAAAACTCTCAGTACAGCCACCTTATCAAACATCTCAATGGTTACTCCATCTTTAGTTGCGCTGATACGTTTAATAGCTCTTAAAGCGTGTTCAGGTATTTGGTCTAATGGTTTAACACTCCCATCTAAATTAACAATATCTGTAATGTTTGCAGTCCCCAAACTAAGTAATTCGGCAGCGACAGCTTCTTTATGCTGATGTAACGTCTCGGATCTACCAATCCTGCGTTGCACCATACGTACACCACCGAATCTACCTAGTGGGGGAATCTTTGTACTGGATCTAGCCATGTACTAGTTATACCACAATTAGAATGGAATATCGTCCTCAAAAGGATCTGACTCTTGCGGTGAAGCAACAGCCTTTTGTACATTTTGAACCTTAGGTTTATCTAACTTAAACCTTGCAACTGGGCGATTAGCTGGATCGTCTTTACCACGTCTCCAACCACCAAACTTATATTCTACTCCATCAATATTAACGGTAGCTCTAAAGTCAGGATCCTTAGGTTCCACCTTGTACTGGTTCTCCCAAATAACGATTGTATTTGTGTTGTCGTATTGTTCAGGCATTTGATCTCCTTCCTAGTTGAAAACGATATCTTAACACTGTTTATGAAAAAACGGGAAAATATTTTTGTGAGGGGGAGTGATGATTAAACGATGGGGTAGGGGGCAAGGGGTCTCTTTTTTTAGGGCTCATCTTGATTAAGCTTTAAGTTTGCGGGCTATGTCTTTGATTTTATTATCGAGCTTGGGGTTAGTCCCTGTCTTTAGTAGTTTATTCTCTATGGGTTTTTTAAAGTAGGCCAAGGTGTGAGCGATTGGCCTGCGGTTATCTCTGCAGTATTTATAGTGATCATTAAGGATATTTAAAAAGACCTCATGGGTTAGACCTTGCGCTATCCATGAGCGCATCAACTGCTCATCTTTTAAATTGTAGGTTCTAGGTTGTCCTAACGTTTGTCCGAAGTTTTTAAACATGTTGCAAAACTTCCGGACTTCTCCGTCCGTCACACTATATATAGTATTTATATATATATCGTTATTATCTCGTTTGTGTGATCCTATAGCGTCACTACCCCTGTGATCCTTAGGCGTCACACCCTCTATATTCTCTGTGATACTCTGAGCGTCACATCCTGATAACTCTCTCTCCATCTCTGACAGTTCTATCAGTTCCCGAGCGTTAAGAGTTCCCCGAGCGTCTTCCTCTGTAATGATCCCCTCCTCATAAATAACTCTGTAAGTGGTTGTCGGTTGGTCTTTAAATTGTTTTTTAACTCGGGTAACCAGTCCTACATCTCTAAGCTTCTTTAAGTTCCTGTTTATGGTCTCCCTTGTCTTACCCAGTTCATCAGCTATGCGCTGTTGGCTGACCCAAGTGCGGCCGATTCTGTCTGTGTAACTGCATAAGACGACTAAAGTATTAAATGCTGTTTGCGGGATTTTTTGCGCAGATAATAACTTAATAGCCCTTATGGGTACTATCGAGTACTTGCGCAAGTCCTTGTTTCTTAAGGGTTTAAATTCCATTGCTAATATTTAGAGATAAATAGTTTGCAATTAATAATTGTTTCATGTTTAGATTAGATATCATTTTATTAATGATTGCAAAAAGATAATTTATTACTAACGGAGGAAAATTAAATTATGACTACTAAAATCAAACGAGATATATATCAGGAAGTAACGGATAAGGTTCTGGACATGATGAAGACCTGCGGATCTAACTGGACTAATCCTATGACTAAAAACAACAAGGGTTGGGCGTTCAATGCAGTAACCAAACAACGTTACCAAGGCGTCAACGTATTGATGCTTGGGACTGCTGGCGGTGGTGCCTTTGCATCTTATAAGCAATGGCAGGATAAAGGCTGTCAGGTGATCAAAGGATCAAAAGGCCATCAGATAATTTTCTATAAGAAAATGACCGTTACTGATCAAAAGACAGAGGAAGTTAAAAGCATTCCAATGATCAGATCATACACAGTCTTTAGTGCCGACCAAGTAGAGGGCGAGTTTGCCAACCAGTACAAGCAAGTTATAGACAATAAGGACGAGTTCGAGCAGATCGAAGCAGTGACTAACTGGGTTGAGCAGTCAGGCGCTCAAATTAATACACTCAATGAAGCAAGGGCGTGTTATTACCCCAGTCAGGATTATATCCAGATGCCACCCCGCTCAGGGTTCAAGGCTACATCAACCAGCACAGCGTCAGAAAATTATCACAGTACGCTACTGCATGAGCTGACCCATTGGACTGGCCACAAGTCCAGATTAGATCGCAACCTAAAGGGTAAGTTCGGCGAGAAGGACTACGCCTATGAGGAGTTAGTAGCCGAGCTAGGCAGTGCCTTCCAGTGCGTCAAACTAGGGGTATCAAATCAGCCTAGGGAAGATCACGCCAAGTATCTTAATAACTGGATAGAAGCATTGAGCAACGATAAGAAAATGATTGTTAAAGCTTCAAGCATGGCACAACAAGCAGTCGACTACATCGAGGGATTAGCAACAGCAGAAATTAGGGAGGTGGCATAACTGCAAGGGCTAAGGGTGGGGAGTATTCTCCCTGCCCTGCTGTCTTAGGGTGTGTTGCCCTAACTGATGAGATCCAAAGATCGAAACAGCAAACATAACGGAGGAAAATAACAATGAAAGTAAAAGACTTAATTAAACAATTACATCAAGTCAATCAGGAGGCTAGGGTTGATATATTCGCACCTTATAATTTATATGACGATAGCAGTCTTGATTATCAAACTGATAATTTTAGAATCAACGACTCCCATTCATCACCAGATGAGGAAAATCCATATATTGAAATATATTGTTTAGATGAATTGGGATCTAACCATCAGGAGGTAGCGTAATGAAAAACAGAAACAGAAACAGATATATCAATAACGAAGTAGAACCCTTATGGGTTTCAATACTTGCTGGGATTGCTGGGCTTGCCCTTTGGGTAGGCTTGGCAATTTGTGCATGGCTTTTACTACCAATCATAGGAGGTTAACTAAATGAAATACGATTTTACTTTTACAGAACAGAACGTTATTAACACAACCATTTACGCTAAGAGCAAAGAGGAAGCCGAGCAGAAGATCTTAAACGGTGAGTATAAAGATGAGGGCGGAGGCGATAGATCTATTAATAATATAGTCTGTAACTCAGAGGAGTGGGAGTATCCTGAAGATGCTTGGGCTTGTGTGGAGTACAACGATGATTTATTTGATCTTAATTTTTGGACTGAGGAAGGTAAAAAGCTTTTAACTATTTATCCTCTTGTTCCTGCTGAGGAAATTGGAAAAGGATTGATTAGGGATTACTGTACTTTCATGTCTTTTGAGCTACGAAGTACAGAAGGTGATATTAAATCCATGGTTAAAGCTTTAGGAATTGATGAGGAGGGTAACTAAATGGCTAATTATTTATTAGAAAAACACTCAAGGTATGGCGTTGATTATGAATTATATCAATTAAAGTCAGCACCTACAGAGGGACTAACTACTCAATTAGAATTAGAGTGGTATCGTGAATATCAAGAAATAACAGGAGATGAACTTGAAGATATTACTACTGATGAGGATGTTTATGTATGTTGGTATGGTGTACAAGAACCAATAAAAATATATGCAAAAATGCTACCTCATGAGGAGGATAACTAATGGCAAATAAACTTTGGACAATAACAGTAAGTGCAGTTCACGACATAGAAGGCGAAACCAAAGAGCAAGCAAAAAAAACCTTTTGGAAGTTTTTTTATGCAAATGATCCAAGATTCAGTGATTCGGTTAGCTCAATAGTAATTAAAAAAATAGAGAATGAGGAGGATAAGTAATGCAAGACAAAATCTATGAGGTAAATGATAAAGAATTATTTGCAGGTAGTGGCATCATGTGGCACATGACTATTGATCCGAATGAGGATGATACACACTTTCCAAATGATCCCATCGTAAGATTTTATGACACCAGTTCTGAAAACTTTTACAACCCAAAAGAAGGAAAGCATTTAGGACAGTTTGTATCAAGCTATTATCTCAGTACCTTGCTAGAAAGTAAGAGCAATCATGCAAATGCTGGATTGTGTTTGCATGGGGGCGTTGAATCTTGGTTTATTTCAAGTGCAGGAATGGAGATTGTTTATAAACATTTGGCAGATTATACTAAGGATAATTAATTCCCCCGTTGCCTATTCTATATAGGCCTTAGCCCCGCCCTAAAAAGCGGGGCATTTTTTTATTTCAACCTCAATAAAATTCTTAGCCGCATATTTTTTGGACGCTCTGATCTTTTGCACCAGTGTATCGTCCTCAAAACAAATCCCATTTAAGGCATCTAATAGGCTCTTTAAGAGGTTATCTAGGTCAGGCTTAGGCAAGAGTATCCCATTTAAACAATCGTTTCTTTTTGATTGGCTGTAACTTTTCGGTACTTGAAAATGGAAATTGGCATTGACTTGTACAGGCATGGTGAAGCAATCACCTTTTGATACGTGATCTTGGGCGACAGCCTTTATGATCTTCTCATAATCTTTGGTACGTTTCGGAGTATATGAATGACCCGAACGGGTGAAACGTGGGCGACCTTTAGGAATAGGTAACGTCTCTATATAAAGGTGAATCAATGGTGCCTATTAATCCAAGTACTTAAAGATTCTTTGGGTTCAGAAGTTGTACCGTTAATAGCCTGATCAAGTAATGAAGCAACAAGCAAGGCGTTGCTGACACCCCTGGTCTTAGCTAGATCTTGTACCTGATCCTTTAATGCTTTAGGTAACCTGATAAATAGTGGTTCTAAATTTTCTGCATTTTGTTTCTTATTCATATTGCAATGATATCAGATATGATTATACTAAGGGTGTTATAAATAATTTATAAGGAGGATTTTTATGACAGATATAAGAGATATTAACCGAGACTATTGGATGGACGATGACGCAGGCAACGATGATGCGCAAAGTCTGGCAGAGTTTTCCCGGGAACTACTACATCAGGAGCATTGCGAGTTCTCATTGAAAGAAGCAATCAGTTCTCTATTACATTTGGGTTACTCCAAAGGTAGATGTTCAACATTATGTGAAACATTTATTAAGGAGTGGCGATGATAGATACCAGAGCAGAAGCGCATGAGAAAGCAAAAAAGTTTTCACCTAGTATGAGTAGACAGATAATGGCTGAACTTTTAAGTAACTTAAAGACAGGCTCAGAATTAGCTGAAGATTTAGGCGCAGATGTTGTATCAGTTCGAGCGAGATTATCTGACTTAAAAAAGAAAAAACAAATTTATATTGTTGGTCAGCGTAAGAATAAAAAAGGTAACAATGAAGATGTCTATAGGCGTGTAGATACTATGGATGAGGATTGGTATGACAATGTGGTCATTTAATAACATCAGTGAGATCAACAATCGTTGTCAGGTTGTCGATCATCTTGCATTTAATATGGATAAAATTTTTAAGGAGGAATCCATGACAGAAATATTAGGAACAAATAGTACGTGGCATTATATGGAACAGCGCACACCAGAATGGTATCTGATGCGTAAGGGTGTATTTACCGGGAGTAGCATTGGTAATTTTGTAAGACCAAACGGTAAGCCATACACCGAAGCGGCCAAAGAAAATTATTACAACACTGTCCTTGCTGGACTAAGGCAAAGTGAAAGTAGATTTTTAGAACAAGCCTTTGATTCTCAGGAAAGGATCTCTGCACCTATGAAACGTGGCACAGATTTAGAACCTGAAGCCTTACAAAAGTATATGCAAATGACAGATTATAATGTCGAAGCAGTAGGGTTTATTAAACACAATCAATATCCCCTAGGTTGTAGCCCAGATGGTGTCATTGAAAGTGAACACAAAGGCGTTGAGATCAAAGTGCCACTTAACTATAACCATACCAGGGTATGGAAAACCAGGGAGGTACCTGAGAAATACTACGGTCAACTGCAAATGTGTATGTGGCTAACAGGTTATAAGCAATGGGATTTCTTTAGCTATTGCGAACCTGAAGATAACCAACCCTCAATCATTATTACTGTTGCCTATGATGAGGAATGGGTTAAAGGAATGTTAAACAGAGTTATACCTATTTGCCATGAGTTAGCTATAGACTCAGCAGATATGGATGATCAATTAGTTTAGGAGGAAACATGACTGAAGATAAAACAAGAGCGTTTAGAAAAGAACCCTTAGAAAAACAAGAAGCTGACCAGGGAGAATACATTGATCCTAAATTGGCACAAGCATTGTTAGAAGCACAAAAGAAAATTACTTATGCTAAAGAGGATAGTAAGGGTAATTTCCGTAATAACTATGCATCAATAGAATCTGTTATTGAAGCAGTCAAGAAACCACTAAATGATAATGGTATTACTTTTTTGCAAGTTCCCTATCATGTTCCAGGATACCAATGTGTTGAGACTGTGTTCATACTTGCAGAGAATGGTGCGGTATTTAGAGCAGGTAAAACTTCTGTTGCCTGTAAAGATCAAACGCCTCATTCTTATGGTAGTTCATTAACGTATGCCAGAAGATACTCTCTAGGTACATCATGCGTACTTAAGACTGAGGAGGATGATGATGCAAACAAAGCACAATCTGCCAATGGTAAGCCAACCAGGCCGCCTGTTGATAAAGGACGTTTCTAATGGATAGTTATTACAGAAGGACTGGTGAGAAACATATAGATAAGGTTTATAAATTCATTAAAGAATACCAAGAGAAATATGTGATCACTCCAACCCAAGAAATTATTGGTAACAAGTTTGGTTTAAGTCAAAGCAATGTCACTATTGTTTTGCGCAGTCTGGAAAGGCAGCAGAAAATCAAAAGAGGTGGAGGTAATTATGCCATCAAGATATGTTAAGGAAGATCATAT